CAATACCAATCGTAGGCTGGCATTATTGCTCCTGGTTCGCTAAATAAGCCTCTGCGGCTGCACCTGCACCTAGCGGGAGGACAACAGGGGCTGCACCTGCGAGAATATCTCCTGTGCCCGATATTTGGGGTTGTGTCTTGCCCTTTGCAAGTGGGTATTCTTTTTTGATAAATTCAATTTCCTCGGTCAACTTCGGCAGCTGTGTCGATATAGCAGCTTGGCGATTTTCAAGTTCTTCTATGGCATCAACCGATTGGTTGTAGTTATTAGACAACTTTGACATATTCGATTCCATACTTTCATGCTTCCGCATGAACTCATCATACAATGACCTATCCCCAGCACTTAAGCGCTCTATATCAGCTGCACTCTTTGAATAATTGCCCCACTGATCTAAATTGTCTGTGTTTTCTTGATACCATTTCATCCGCATTTTTTCACCCTGCCGAAGGCTTTTTTCAGCAGTAGAGCGTTCATCTTCAAGCAATTCTAATTGCTTCCATTGGTCCATCCACTTTTGCTCTAATTCGCTTTTTTCTGTCTCTAATTTTGGTAGCTTCTCATCCCACTCATCCATTAAATTTTGCGCAATGGGAGCATCGTCACTAAGACTCATTCTCGGTTCATATTTCGGGTCGAACATCGCGTAGCTAGATCGTATCTGGCTCGGATCTAAGACTACGTAAATATCCGTTACACCTGCGCCATCGGTTGTGTTTCTAAAAATGGCACCATCGTGCCCTTCGGCTTTTGCTTTTTGAAGAAGATCATGGTAAGAACTCTCTCTGTATGAAGATCCTTTAAAGTCGTATACGAGAGGGTTGCTTAAACGCAATTTAGTAGGCAGTATGTTTGCCCCTTGCTTATCGAAATCGTCCATTCCCTTCTTAATCTCAGCACGTTCTCTAGCTGCTATATCGTATTCTGGATCATTTTTTATGTTTGTTATTTCGTGTATTCTCTGTTCGCTAAGGTCGAAATGTTCTTGCGATAACTTTTCATAAATATCATTATCAAATTGCTCACTTGGACCACTTTGAAGTTGATTCAATTCTTTTTCGATCTCACTTAATCGTTGGTCAATCGGCACTGTGATCTCTTTTTCCTTGCGCTTGCGTATCGTATTGGCTTTTACATTCGCAGCATTGAACTTCTCTGCTAAATCTTCCCACTGGCCTTGATACTCAGGTCGCAGCATCTTTGTTTCAGCGTCTTGGGCATATTTAGCAGCAGTCTTTTCATCTGCGCTGAAGAAAAAGCCAAGGCGTGCGCTCGGTGCGCCAGTGGTCGCACCCAATAAGCCAGGATCAAATTCCCTTATATCCCCCTTCGTTCCATGAAAAGCGTCGATGTTAAACCCTTGCTCTACTGCCCTATCTAAGCGTGCTTTTTCTATTTCAGGTAAATCGTCAAATCCAATTTGGGAGACTGTCCCTGCCTGACTATTCTCCCATAACGCTTCCTCCCACTTTTCCCCTGGCACTTCACCTCTATCTAAACTTTCCTGCAACAAGTCTTTATTGCGTTGAATCCTTGGTTTTGTAAACATTTCATCGTAGGCTTCGACCAGAGTCCGTGGACGCTCTACCTTTGCTTCGGGCATCACCGATTCAATTAAGTCAGGTCCACGCAACTTACGCCCCATGCGCCCCAGGCTGGTAAGCGCCTTACCACCCCCCATGATGTCGGGCAGGGACAGTTTCTCTGCGGTGCCCAGGGGGTCTTTAATAGCACCCACACCTGCACGCCCCACCGCTTCTGCGGTACCCATTGGGTCAGCTGCTGCCTGTCGCGCCATCGTCTTCAACTGCTCTACCTCTGGTTGGCGCATCTGCAGTAATGCGCCTGCCTCTTGCATAGGGTTCGCTGCTAGCCACCGTGGGATTAGCTCAGCGAAGCGTTCCAGTTCGTTGCGCCCCTGCAAACTGCCCTCTAGTTGCGTTCCTGCGCTTTCTAACCGTGCCCCAAGCTGTGCCAACACATCAGGTGAACCCTGCGGTGTGTTGTAGGGGTCCATCTGCCGCAGCAGTGCATCGATGATGTCTCGGTCAGTCTGATTCGACATTAGAAAAACTCAGGCTCTTCCAGTTCTTTCTTTTTCTTGCCACGCTTAGTCAGCATCACCTCACGCTTGACCCAATGCGCTTTTAGCTTCTTAGCCGCAGCGACGATCTTTCCATCGTGCTGACCATCCTCTTCGGCATGGCACAAGTCGCAGATATACTCGCGCCCTGTCCACCACCAGGTCTTCGACTCATGGCACGCCTTACAGGTGGCACCTGTCTTACTGTTTGCAGGTCTGTCCTTGTATGCCTGGCGTTTTTCCTGCCCTGCCTGGGTTACCGTAGGAGTATCCTGTCTGCATCTTGCGTCCTGTGCGCTTCGCCTCTTGGCGTGCTGCGGCTTGGCCTTTTTTGTCATATGAGAAATGCTTACCGCCTACTTTAGGCATCAGTTCTGCTCCGTGTTGAGAGATACGGTTTGTCCGACACGCTGCGCGTTGGAACGCACTACACTCTGTAGGGCAGCGGCTTGTGCCTGCGCGTTGCCCCCATCGCGTGCGGAGGGAATAGTCTTGTTGCTGGTATCCTGCATGGGCTGGCCTTGTGCCTGTCCCTGCAAGAACTGCTGATGCTGCTGTACGTGCGCTTGCATCATCTGCTGAAACTGTTGGATCGACTGAGGGTTTACTTGCATCTGCTGTTGCAAGAACTGCGTCACGGCAGGGTCCTCGCCTGCCTTGGCGTGTGCCTGCAGGTGGGCCTGGTGGTCCTGTGTTGGTAGCACGCCTGGGTCTTGCTGCCGTGCCGCCATAAACTGGTTCTCCAGTTGCGCAGCACGCACCGCTTCTGCGTCCGCACTGGTCTTGATAAACTTGTCCATGTCGGATACACGGAAGGCACGCAGCACCAGCTTGATGACTTCAGAGCGATTGACTTCGGGCATCTGGAACAGGTAGTTGGCGAGTGCCAGCGTGTCCTCTCGTTCCAGCTGTTCGAACAAGGGTCGCATCGACTGCGTTTCGACCTCAACCTTAAAGCGCACCTTGAAAAGGTCAGACGATACCGCTTCGTAGACAGGGTCGTTCTCGCCTTCGGACACGTTGATGATAAACTCATCAGGCGTATACCTGGGGTCGGCCATGATGCGAAACGTGTTATAGATCACTGCCTCGTAGGCTTTACCCACCTCTGCTGATAACCACTCTCTGTTCTGCGTCCCGAAAGAAGCGATAAGCGATGCTTCGGTAGCGGTGCGGCGAGGACCCCCTCCCATTGCCATCTGCGACACGTTGAGGACCTGCTCCTCATAGTTGCGCATATCGGCTTCGATGCCCAACTGGTCAGGAGGAGGGTTGCCCATCTGCATCTCTCGAAACCCATTGTTAATGTCATTTACCCATACCACCTGCCCATCGCGTGCCCGTGTCAGCTGGTCGGAGATGTTGGCATTCTCCTCGCGCTCCGCACGCTGCCCCAGGATGATACGTGGGTAGCGCTTGAGCAGGTCCACCCTGCGCGATACCGATTCGACAATGGCTTTTTGTTCGTCTTCGACATACCCCATCATGGGCAGGCCGTATAACGACTCTTCGGACAGGTCGAACTTGATGGCATGGTAAGGGAAACCACCCTGCACCAGGTAAGAGCCTGTAGGGTTGAACTCGCCTGTCATCATCTCTTCACCCGTGAATGGATCGGGGGCATAGACAGGCTCTTGCTCTAAGAAGGGATGTGGTATGTCTTCGATGGGTTGCTCTACGCCTTCAGCGAAGACGATGCGCCTTCGATGCACTCTATCATGCACCTCATACAGGAGTGCGTAATCGCCCAGGTCCTTAGCCTGCTGCACTGCGTTCTCTTCGTCCTGTGACGCATACTCACGGTCTTCGATGTCGTAGAGCGTTTCCTCACTGTCGGCAGCGGAATTTATTGCCGTGACCTGCCTGCGGTTTACGAAGCGCTCGTCCTTTTTGACAAACTCCAAAGGCACCAGCATCCGCTCGACGATGTATCGTGCATGGCTCAGCTTGTGGGGTGGGCAGAGTGGATCAACGAAGACGTTGAAGGGTGGCACACGCCGCACTGCAACCATATCGTCTTGCAGCGCATCGTTGACTACATAGGGCGCTAAGAGATCATCGCCAGGTGCGTTATAGTCGAACTTGAGCCAGCCCAAAGAGCAATACAGCGCATCGAAGATAGCTTGCTGCATCTCTTCTTTGACCTGCATCGTTTCCAGCGCAGCATTCGCCACTCGCTCCAGTATCTCAGCCTGGTATTCTCGGTTGGGATTCTCCACACGCAGAAAAACGTGCGGATAGTTGTAGGCAATCGAAGAGATGATCTGGCGCGTGAGGGGGTAAAAGCGTGAGATTCGCACCACCTGGTCTTTATCCAGATCGGGCACCTCAAACTCCATGCGATACATCGCCAGCAGTCTGCGCCACTCCTTGTGCTTGGGGTGCATAAACTTCTGCGCGTTGTCGATGCTCTTGCGCCAAAACTGTACGTCTTCAGCTTTCAAGCGTATCTCCCGTAGGTCATCGCCTGCTCGTTTATCGCACTGTCGATGACATTTTCACCGTGAAAGGGATCTTTATTAGCCCGCTGTATGGGAGAGGCTGGTTTGTATAGGTGCATCATAGCATATCGTAGTTCGTCTGCAGCATGGTCCTCTGCGTGCGTGTCCAAGTCCTCTGGATTCTTCTTGTCCCTGGGCAACGCAGGCATGATGCGAAACAGGTTGTCGTTCCATCCCGAAAACGCATACAGGCGATTGTTCGCCAAGGCATCGTTGATAACACGCCATCCCGTGATTCGGTCATTGTTGGCGCGAGTAAGGAACAGCCCGTGATCGGCAAAAACATCGGCTGGCGAGTGATTGATGACCTCGCTCAGTCGGCGCTTTACAAACATCGAAGGATCGGCGTAGATGGTGGTCGGCCTGCGCCCATTGGTGAAGGGACACGCCTCAATCATCTTGTTTATTTCGAAGGCGTGCGTTGAGGCAGTAGCGTTGTCCCGATAGTATTCGCACAGGCGATATATGTTGCCATCGAAATCCACGGAATACAGTCCGAAGCTCGTAAAATTTGCCTCGCCATAGTCTAGCCCACCAAATAAAGTCCAGTGGTCTGGAATCTTAAATGAGGGCACGCCAATGTTCTTTTCCTGCCACAGGCTGAAGTATTGCCCAACAAAAGCATCCCAATCCCCTTCCAACCACGCCTTAACCAATAACTCATCGCCAACGCCCTTGAGCCGATCCACATAGTGGGGGTCGCGCTCCAACAGGATCTTATTGTCGGTAACCAAAGAGCGGATATACATCCTGGTGCTTTGGTCTTCAGGGTCGGTAAAAAGCGTCCCTTCGGGCACTACATCGATGAAGTAGCTTTTTATCGCCTGGTGCCCTATGCCGCCAGGGTTGCCCGTGGCGCGAATGCGTTTAACAGGGATGTTCTCAGCGCCTGAGCGCAGGCACGCCTTGAGCTTGTGGTATGCTGCAAGGTTATCCCACTGTTGGATTTCGTCGAACCCGATCCAGGTGTACTGGTGACCCTGATACGAATCTGCTGCGGCTTCATTCTCCAAGTGGCGTAAGGAAAGCTCAGCGCCATTAGGGAAAAACCACTTGCGTTGACCCACCTTGTATTCGGCACCAGGGAAAGCCTGGTAAAAGATTCGGCGCGACTCGGCGAGGATCTCATCTAGCTCAGGATAGGTCCTGCGGAAGATGATACCACGCCAGTTTTTGCCATAGGTGGGCACATCCTGGGCGAAGTCCAACAGAAGCGTGAACGACTTGCCACCCCCACGAGCGCCACCAAAGAACAACTGGTTTACAAACTTGGCACGCAGTGCTTTTTCTTGTGGACCTGGTTGCGGCTTAGGCATCTCAGCCTGGTCAACCATGAACTCCGTATTGGGGTCCAGCACCGCACGCTCAGGCTTCATCCGTCCCTTCGATCACCTCAGCATCAGCAGGTATAGCCTCCTGCAACTGCAGCATCTCTTCCATCTGCTGATTCTGCTTAACCCAATCCTCGTAATTGTCTGCTGCTGGTGGTGCGTTCACACCAAACTGCTCTACCATGTGCTTGTGGATGTGCGTATCGCGCACATCGCCCACCTCACGGGCAATCGCATCCAGCACCTTGACCTTAAGCTGCACACGGGCTTCGGGAATGCGGTGATAGAGCGCATCCAGTTCTTTTACTCGTTCCTTGCGATCCGCTAGCTTGATGTCATCGAAGTTCTTCTGGTAGATGTCTAACTGGCGTTTGTATTCAGCAATAAAATCTTCGTTGTTACGCCAATCCTTCACCGTCGCAGGCTGAACCCCCAAATGATTCGCTACCTTGCGCGACTGCTGTCTCGGATTCCACCGATCCAGGATCATCAGCTGTATCGCCTGCTTATGCGTCGAATTCAGGTTCATACTGTCCACCTCGCGTCAGACCCTCTTAAATCCAAATGCACAAACCCCTGCTCCAAATACGCCCCAATGCCATCGAACCCCTCATACTCTGCTGCGGATGCCAACTCCTCAATCCTGCCAGGTCCTGGCTTAGCAGGCACCACATCCGTAGCCCATACCAAGTGCTGCGAATTCTCTGCCCCGCCCACCTCCGCATTATACTCTGGCGTGCGCCAGGTGCTGGTGATCCGCAAAGGACCCCAATCGTCGCGCAATAATTGCAGCTTAGCCATATGGTCCCAAAAGCGATTACCCACCGTAAGGCAGCAATGCGCCACCAAGCACTCCTGCGTCATATTTGCTGGCGTAAGCTCAGCCCAGGAGAAGTTGGGGATCTCAGGATGGATCATAAGCCTGCGCAAATAAAAAAGCCCCACTCAGTCGGAAACTGAGTAGGGCTGAAACCGAACAGAGACTCGCATATCTAATAGGCGTAACCAACTATACCCGAAGTAGCTACAAAAAAACAAGGGGCAGACCTATACCAAGAGTCTCTTATATATATGTTGTTTAATATATTTATACTTACATATTAACTAATATCCAGTGTATATGTACATACAACACTAGTTTAATTATATGTTATCACAAAAATAACATATAATTAAACACTAATTATATACTAGTACCACCTACACTCATTTTATATGTACACTAGTATACTTGAAGATATATATTTTATGCAAGCCCAAAGTTGAACCCTCCCAAAAAATATATAGCGGGGGTAGGTTTTGGGACCTACCCCCTTGGGTGGTTCGAACCAAAGGCAGGTCTTCAGCAAGAAGAGGCACGAACTTAATTTCAACTGTAAAAACCTTCGGAAGATATACGCAGGTGGTGAAGGGTGTTGAAAAGTTACCTAAAAAATAGGGTCCGAAAGATTAAGCTGGTTTCATATGTGCCAGAAGGCAGGGTGTTGAAAGTGGAACGATATGTGAGAGATATAATAGCGATACCTATGGCATCGGGACCCCCTGGTTGGTTCACCTTCGTTTGGCTGGCAGCTACACCAGTTTAAATTAAGCCAATTAAGCCTAAATATCGGCCATACTCACTATAAGGTTTTTTATCGTTAGTATAAATTGACCGATACATGCGTTTATTGCCCTGGCGAATACGTCTAATATCGCTTCTAAGCGCCTAAAACGTCCCTTGTGCAGCCTATCGACCCCTACCCCTTGTATGGACTACCCTTTACTCTATTTGTGCGAATATAGGCCATTAGAGCCGATTTGATTGATAACGTAGAAATATCTCTCCATACCCTATCTTTTCCCTTAAAAACCTGCTGCCTACCAACCTAAACACAAAAAACCCCTTGGAAATTAATCCAAGGGGTTTTCTTGCTGCTGCTGTTTACTGCCTATTTACTGCGCAAAGTTCCCTTTGCCACATAGCGCATAAATTCCTCTATACTGGCCTGCGCTATATCCTGCAGCTGCTCAATATCTTCTGACAATATATCTGGCTGTTTTTTGCGTGCTGCTGTAGCGCTGCTAGTAGGATAATGCGTAAAATCGATATAGTCATTATCAACCATAAACTCTAAAACCTGCCTGACTATCTGCTGCGCTGTTTCTTGTTTAGTCATTGCGCTGCCTGCTTTCTTGCCACTCGCAGAAGCTATCCAGGATAGAAACTAAGCCAAACCCTAAAGCGCAGCCTAGTGCAATACCACCACCAATAAAGAAAATAGGAACAATCATTGCCCTGCCTCCTGGATTGCGCAATAGTGGTCGCAATCACACTTGACTACCATTTTAAGAGACCTACGAACGAGCGCTTGCGTATCTTCGCCGAAACAATGGGAACCTTTGTCTGGAAAACAAAAGCCCTTGTTTAATTCGACCCAATACTGGTC